TCTTTTTGCATTTTTCGGCTGTTACCGATATTTGTAACGATAACTCCGAGAAAAGTTAAGCCGCCTGTTATTAATGCGACTAACACTTCATTTGTCATATCATCACCTCGGCTTGCTGTTGTTTTTCGATTTCCGCCTTTTCCTCAGGCGTAACTTCTCGCCAATTATCGGCAGAATCATTCCGTCCTAATGAAATTTCAGTACCAAATGTTTCGCCGTTGGTGAGGAAATTGTTTTTATTTTTAGACTCCATTTTCAATGTCAAGAGATAACACTCCGTTTTCGAACTTTAGTCCGTCGCCGAGCGTAACATTTCTAAATTCGGGACGTCCGTATGCTTTTGGAATCGAATATACAAGTCCGCCGGTTCTTACACAGGGAAGGTCACGTAAATAATCGTTAATCTCGTCAGCGGTACCCTTAGCACCTACTACCATTTCCCAGAAGGTTGTATCGTATTCGGTAGCGTCTATGGCGAATCCTAACTGACCCGACCATATGTCAATAGGATTGTATTTGTAATCGTAGTCATCAGGGATATTCTTACCAATATCACCGATATATACAATATCGCATAAGCATTCCGTATCTGTTTTGCTGAATTTTAGGTAAATAGTGTCGCCTTTGTTTACCTTGATTTCGAGAGGTGTGAAGCCTGCCACAGCATTCGGATGACCTAAACGAAAAATTCCTCTACTATAAAAGCTGTATTTGCCGTCAGAACTAATTGTGCTTAATAAATCGCTGTTATCGAGCACCATTGTTCTTTTGGTAATATCTTCGGCAAAACCAGAAAGTGTTCTTGTAACTTTCTTTTTTGAATTTAACGGCCTACCATACATGAAAAGATAACCCGATAAATTACTTAATAAATCGTTGACTTCTTGTGTTGTGATATGGTTGCAATCGGAATTAAACCAATCTCCTGTGTTCAAATCTTGAACGTAATAAGTATTATACGAATCAAAAACTTGGGCTTCGCCGCCGGTACCGGTAAGAATAAGAATGCCTGCATATAAATTCACAAGCAAACTTCCGTCCTCTTTTTTGCAACTAATGCCGCTGTTAACGAAATATAAACTGCTTTCCTTAAGGTCACTAACCTTGAAATCTTGGCTTAGAATTGTGATAGGTTGGTTTTTTAGTAAAGCGTAGTCGGTTGTGCCCGGAGCACCCTGCGGTCCTTGTTCACCCTGCGGTCCTTGTTCACCTTTTGCACCCGGTGCGCCGTCATTACCCTTGTCGCCTTTTTCACCTTTTAGTTCGCCGTTTGCAAGCTTTGTTTCAAGCATTTCGGATATATCATTAGCTCGCTTAGTAGCCTCTTGTGATTTAACCGTTTCGTTCGTAAGCGCCGAATAATCAGACGTTGAGGTTATCCTATTTTCGTCACTTAGCACGTCATACACCTCTATATTAAATCTCGGTGTAGTTAAAAGCTGAGCGCCTGCTGCATTTGAATCGTATATCCTCAATTCACATTCAACAGTACCTGCTGCCGTAATAAGCTGCTTTTCAACGTCAACAATAGCCATTCCGTTTTCAATAGTGCAATCCTTATATATCACATTACCGTCAGTCTTTTTGCCATATATTGTAGCAATCATATCACCGCCAAGTATAAAGGCTTTTCCGCCGTCGGTAAGGGATATAACTATCCTTCTTGAATTAACATCATTTAGTTTAACGTCTATGCTCCATTGTGCGCCGCTTTTCTGCAAATCAAGAGATTTTCGATAAACTTGTTTTTCCATATAATCACCTCTTGAAATAATTATACAAAAAGAACGAGGGTGTTTGTCACACCCTCGCCGTTAATTATTTGAGATAATGTTCGTCTGCATATTGCTTTGCAGCTCTTCTATCTCCATATAATCCTGTTTTAACCATAATTGTTAAAACATCCGCTTTTTTGTCAGCATTTCCGTTTTTATACCGCAACTCTAAAATTCCGTCTATCGATTTTCGAGTGTAATTTGCACTTTGCTTTACACTTTTTCCACTATCAACATAAGAATTAACTTTTTCATTAATATATGACCGAATTTGTTGAGTGTTATTAGCATTCAAAACATTTGTTGTTTTTCTTTTTCCGTACTTTGCTTTTTTGATTTTTTGTTGAAGCTTTTCTTCAGCTTCATCTTTGCTGCTTCCGTTTGCAATATATACATTTTTTATACTTTCGCAAACTTTATTCAAAGTATTATTATCACCGCTTTCTATTGCTGCACTCAAATCATCCTCATTAAACAATTGACTTTCATTTTGGCTGTCACTATCTGTTACAACTATTTTCTTTATAGCTGATTCAACCGTCGATTTATCCATTCCGCTTGCAATAAGTTCTTTGAGCTTTTGATTATATGTATCATCGTCCTTATCGTCCAATGCTTCTTTAGCCGATTTCATTGTTGAATAATAGCTTTTTATTGCCTTAATAACAGTTGTATATTCATAATTATTTTCCAACTCATCAGCGACATCAATCATTGTTTTTATATTGTTATCAGAATAATCTATTCCTGCTTGAGCAATTTCCTTTTTTCCTTTAACAAGAGCAGATTTAATTGAATTTTGAGCACTATCTTCGGCTTCCTCTTTACTCTTTCCATTTGAAATGTCAACCTGTTTATTTTTTTCCACCATTTCTTTCAATGTACTTAAGTCATTTTTATAAATCGCAGTTGCAAGGTCATTATTTGTAAAGAACTTACTATCCTTTGTGTCCTGCTCCTCGTCAATCTCGACCGTATCAATTGCTTTTTCAACCGTCGACTTATCCGTTCCGCTTGATATAAGCGTTTCAAGCGATTGCTTATATTTTTTGTCGTCGCTGTCCGCCTTATATCCTGCTGCCTTTTGAATTTCGGAAGAATAGGCTTTAATTGCTTTATAGGCAATCTCGTAGTCAAAGCCGTCGCTTTCAAGCTCTTTAGCGGTTTTAATTGCCGTGCCAATATCTCCGTCAAGATATGCAAGGCCTGCTGTAGCAACTCGCTCGTCATTTTCTATCAATCCCTTCTTGATATAATTATCGGGATTAGAAACATTATCGGCAATGCGCTTATACATGTCATTGTTGCCGTCCATAATTGCCTCATATATCATTTGTTGCTTATCCTTTTCGGGAAATAGGTCAAGGCCGAATACGGCAAGCACATCATCAGTAACCAATGATTCTTTGATACCGTCCATAGTAGCTGATTTGAGAGCTGATTTATTTACCCCAAGACCAATCGTCAGTCCCTTATGTACCATATTATAAACGCTTCGAACATCTCTCATGACATTTTCAATAGGCCACCCAATAAATGCGCCAAGTGCACCCGCAATATTCTGTACCTTTTTCCATGGTGTCAAGTTGTCACTCCAAAGATTTTTTACCGCACTAACCAAATCGCCCACACTGTCCATGTCGGCTCTTGTAACATCATAGCCTTTAAAAATATTTGCAACATCCTTAACGAACGCAATCTGATTTACCGGGTTAGCATTGTCAATAAAGTTAGGAATAAGTTCTGCCAAATAGGCTTCAAGATAGGTCTTGTCGTCATCATCATTACGTGCGGCGGTTACAATTGATTGAAGAAGAGCATTTATAACACTTGCAATAACAAGTGAAGCAACAATTCTCGTAGCTTTTCCCTTGCTAAACTTTCCACGCTTTGCCTGAACGGCTGCATTCACAAGCATATTAAGGGAAGTAGTCGGCTCTGCCATAAATGCCGTTGCCATTTTTACCGCACCGTTTTTTGAACGCATAAGGGCAGAACGAGAAAATACCGAATCATATACCTGTGTTTTTGTTATAACCTCAGTGAAGCGTTCGCCTGCCTTTTGCAAACTTTCCTCTGTTGATAAATTAGGATATTTGTCCTTTGCTTCCGCCTTGCAGGCATTCCAAATGTGAGACCAGGTTATTTCATCAGCCTTGGAAGCCGTATATCCAAATACCTCGTCACGAAACGCTCCGTCCTTAAAAAATGCAGGAACTTTTTCCAAGCCCTTATAATCAACATTGTTAAGATAATCAACCGTACTTTGAGCCATGTTGGTATCAAAATATCCCATTTCCTTAATAATAGCAACAGGAGCATATTTCTTTATTTCTTCATAAGCGCCCTTTTTATAGCTACCATGAGTTGTCAAAAAATACTTTGGGTTAATGATTGATAACGCTCTGCCTATTGCCGACGGCTGCTGAATTGCAACGGAAGCAGAAGCAAAAACAGCATTTTTCTTGAACATACTTGTAAGTTTATCAACAATATCTGAGCCTGCTTCATGCACGACACCGCCGTTAAGGTCCTCAAGCAAATCGCTTATATATCCTGTTGCCTTTTTGCCGTATGCATTTTCCACTAAAGTTCTGATAGAACTAAACTCGTCGCCGTTGCTCGAATGATAATTATAAACCCGGTCGAAATTTTCAAGCGGCAAAGCAAAGGCATTATAGCTTGCCATTTCATCAACGTGGCTTGCCCATACATTGTCAAATTCTTCAAGTAAAAGCGGATTTTTTGCTTTTTCAACAATCGCATTAGTAAAGCCTGAATTAATGATTTTTTTAGCGCCAATAGTTTCCATACTGCTTCTGTGCATGTAGTTTTTAGCGGTACGTGCAGGATAATAATTTTCTTCCTTAAAAAGTTCAACGTCATATAGCCGTCTTGATATCTCGTTGCCCTTTTCCGCCATATCGGTTGAAAGATATTTAACCATGTCACGAACATAATTCCTTTGTTCGTCGCTTAGCATTGACCTGATTTTTGATATATCCGAATAACTGAGCCTGTGAGTTATACTGTCATTCCACTTTGAGCTTTTATCCTTAAGCGTTTGAATAGCACTTTTAGGCTTATCAGTCACTACAATACCGCCATGGATAATATGATTAAGCGTTTGCTTTCGATTGCTCATTGCATATATCGCCATTAGCTGTTCAAGGTTTAAATTAAGCTTATCGCCTAATGAAGTTGTTATATCATAACGTTTCTTCCTGTCCCAGCTTTTCCAGTCGTATTTTTCTCTGACATCATCAGCGTAATTTTTGCTGTTGTCTATCGTAACCGCCCATGTATCCTCACCTTTTCTGACATCACGGTAAAGTTTAAGCAGCTCATCACTGCCAAGATATTCAAAAAAGTATTCCGGTTTCATAGAGCCGTATTTAATTGAATCGATAATACCCTTGTCTATCTTATACTTTGCGTTTACCTGTTTAAGTTCTTCCTCAACCTTAGAAACACTCTGTTCGATAGTTTTATTTCTTTCGGAATAGAATATCTTATTAACATTATTGCACACCTGAACAGTTGTGCGTACGAGGTCATCCACCATTTTAAGCTCGTCAAGTGTCAATTGATTAGCATTCCTGTCACCAATCATTGTTTGCAACTGTTCAATATAGTTTTTGATATATCCGTTATATGCTTCGGTCACCTTTTCGTAATCGTCATTATTATTCAGCGATTTAAAACTGCGGTCGAGTGCATAAAGCTTTGAATATATTTTATCATCAAGCTTAGTACCGAATGATATAACATTTACTATTCCTTTGACTGCTTCAACAATATTATTAGGAATATGATTTTTCTTATCCTGCTTTGCAAGCTGTGCAAGTCTAATTGTGCTTTTTTGAAAGCTCTTATAAAGCAGACTGCGCTCACGCTTTTCTTTCTGCTTTTGCCTATATTCAGCCTTATACTCAACTGTATCTCTATATAAGTTCGACCTATAATCTTGATTTTTCTTTATCTGCTCTTTGCGAAATTCAGAAAATTCCTTTTTATGCTTTGCTTTTTCGTCAGCGAGCAGCTTTTGATAGTTGCTTATCTGTTGAGCATATTTTGACCTTGCTTTTTGAAAGCGCTTTTCGTTTTTATCTGCCTTGGTCTCATAAAGATTAGTCTTGAAATAATAAGAAAGAATATCATTAGCAAGGCTTTCAAGATATTCTTCCTTGCTGTAGCCGTAATCGTTTTCAATAACCTTATCCTTATAAGTATTAACCATATCAAGAAGTGCAATCGGCATATCCTGCGAATTGTCACTCGGCATTAATCCGCCGAATAATTCTTCCATTTCATTAGCCAAATCGTCAAGCGGTATACCATTTTCGGTAATGTTAATCTTTCCTCTTGCCGCATTCTTATACTTGCCGTAAGTGCCGAAATAATACGAAACCTCTTCCTTTTGCTTATCGGAAAGCTTAATCTCCGTGTTTTTCAGATAATCAAGCATTTCCTGTTCTTCCTGCGTAGGCTGATACTTAATCTGCTTTTCGTTTTCAACAAGCTTGTTTGCAAGGTCGTATGCAGCGTTAAAGAATTGCTGAGAAGTGTCGAGCGTGTGCCAGCTTTTCATTTCCTTTGCCACGTCAACGCCTGTCATACGTGTAGGCGTAAGCTTAATGATTTTTCTTGCCGCAATTAATAACGAGTTTGTACTTACCTCTCTGCCGTTAGTGAGTTCAAATTGGTGCTTTAAAACCTCATTAATTTCCTTAAGGTGCTTGTTTTCACGCTTAAGCTCTGCGTACTCGGCATAGTCTACATCTCGGGAGTATCTTTTTTTGCTTGTGTTATCATTATCAGCATCTTTCCTATATCCGTATCTGTCACTTTGCCTTTCTGCTTGTAGCGCTTCTCTATCGAGTGAATCAATATTTCCTGCTGTTCTTCCGTTTTCATTGCTGCTAAGGCTGCTGCTATCGTATCTTTCGGAAGCTTCAAGTAATCCAGATAGTCTATTATTGTTTTTTGCTTTTCTGTGAATTTCATAATCGTCCATTCCTTTCAAATACTTTTCGATATTATATTTATCATAATATCGAATACCGTTTTCGTTATAAATAAAATAATATTTATAATCGCCGTAATTTATACTTCTTATCTCATCAGAGTACCTATTAGCATATCTTATTGTGATTGCACTTGATACAGCAGCATATTCTTTTTTTCCAAGTCTGATTTCATTATAATCCGTATCATCATACTCGTCAACATCTACATCCCTTGAAAATTTAACATCATCAAAAGAATTAACAACATCAAGTCGGCTCTGCTCGTTATTTGCTTTATATTCTGCATATGAAACGCCTGCATTTTTTAATGCATTTTTCAACTTTTGACTTGCATTGTCAGGAATAACAGCAGTATATACTTCGTTAAAATAAACGGCTCTTTGCGGTTTTGCTTCAAAATAACTCGTTGGCAATGCACGAATATCATTAACAAGGGTCCAAATATCATCAACCGCCATATCACTGTAATTAGCCCAGCCTTTAAGCTCGGTTTTCAAATAATTTGCAAGCCCTGATTTTGTTTCTGTTTTTGCAACACCGTCAACGATAATATCAGCCACAGCAAATGGGTTATCGTTTTTTGTCATACTTTGGGCAATTTCTTGAAATCTTTTATAAAGATTATTACGTATTTGATTGTATTCTTCATCATTAACATTTTGAAGTCGTGATTTATCATTTCTCACTTCATCAAGATTGTTATATTTCTTTGCCGAGCCACCGATTATATTGCTGACGAGAAAATTGCCGCCCTGAGCATTTTGATTATTCATTGCCTTAACGATATTTTCAAGGTTATAATCCCAATACAGATTTTCCCAATTCTTTCGTTCACCTGATTCGTCAAAAGGGTCATTGCCTTTCCAAATACCCTTTTTCTCTACAACACCGTCAAATAAATCATTAAGCCAGCTTTCATATTCCTTTTGATTAATTTTATTATCAATAAGATTATGTGTTGCCTCATCATCTGAAACGAGTTCAACTTTTTCAGCTCCGTTTTTCAAATAATCGATAGCCTTTTTCACAAAAGCTTTCCTTTGAAACGCCGTCTTAATTTCATCCGAATTGTTGAAAATGTTATCTATGTTCTCATCACTTATACCGGGAATTAAGGATTTATAGTAATCGGCAATTGATTGTTTTATCTTGCTATCGTATCTTTCAACCCATAATTTGCTCGGAAGCAGCGGTTTGTTCTCAATTTCCTGAAGCGTATCTTTTATATTATCATTAAGAAAATCGAAAACGTCAGTATCTTCGCTTGTAAGAGTTGTTTTCTTTTCTTTTTGAACAATATCTCTAACCGGCTCAGACTTGTCTGCCAAATATAGCTCCTTAAAAGCATAATCATTTTTATACTTATTAACTAATTCGGCAATACTTCCTGCGCTGTCAACTTGGTCTTTGAAATTATCAGGATGAAATAATGAAGCATTAGGCTTATATGCAAGTTTTTGCTTTACAAGATTGTTTATTTTGCTATATAAATCCCATGCTTTCTTTTCATTAAGCTTGTGTTCGGCTTTAACTGATATCGGAGTATAAGCGTCAGAAGAATAAACCTTATTTGCATTACTTTCTTGTGGGTCAATAGTCTTTTTATCAAAAACAAGTGAAATATCGCCAAATTCATTGTTTGCGCTGATATTTTGTGCTTTCATTATTGCTATCGACGGACTTGGTAAACCGCCGAGTTCTAATGCACTGAGCAGTTTACTTTCGGTAGTATTATGAATTGCAACAAGTTCCTTTGTTTCCTCAATAGGTATATCAAGTGAAAATTTTGTTTCATTATTATTGACATTTGAAGCATTATTTGCTATATTATCTGTGCGAGACAGTTCGTTGCTATTTAAACCTCTGGATATTTTATCCTTTGCGTTCAGTGCGACTGTCTCGTTTTTATTTTGCAAAGTCATATTATGAATATAAAACTTATTTTCAACAGGAGTTTTCTTTATTTTTATTTCCACATTATAATTTTCGCCGTCAACTATTGCTGGATGACTTAAAACCAAAAATGAGCTACCCTCTTTTGAGTGGTAGTTTTTTTCATTTTCATTAACTACTTCTGCATATCTAATCATATCCGGTAAATTATCAATAACGGCAATTTTTGCAGTTTTAATTTTTCTCGGCAAAGAAAAATATCTTTTACCTGATGATAAAGTTTCCCTAATTCCGTCTTTTGTTATTGCAACTACAATATCCGTATCGGCATTTACAACAATATTTTTATTGCTTTGATTGAAAAAGTTATCGTTATCAAGAGTTGATATAACTTTCTTTTGAATATACACAAAATCATTAAGGGTTCTTGCTGTATTTGGTATACCATACTTGTCTAATTTTTCATTAGAGTTAATATCAACATCAGCAAATTTACCGAGAGTTACAGAATTTTTAGTATTTTCCTCAACCTCGGTACCGTTATAAAGATTATTGCTTGCATTATCAAGCATATTGAGAAACTGCTTGCGGATATGGTCGGCTCTCTTTTGCTCCATTTCCATAGCGTTCCTTGCAGCCGTCTGCAAATTAGAAGTAGCAATCACATTTTTAATTTTCTCAATAACAGACTTAAGGAAATCTGCGATTGTTTCAATAATGCTTTTCTTTTCAGCCTCGGTTTTGTTGTCACTAAGCCACTTTGCAAACTGCTCAACGCCCTCGTCTGTAGAGAAAAGACCCGATACAGCGTCGTTGGTAAGCTCGTCTATTGCCTCGGCTCTTGTTTTTGACCCCTCAGCCTTAGTATATGTATCGATATAAGCGTCAACAAGAGAGTTAAAATTATCTGCGCCCTTGTAGCTAACATACCAATCACGAATAGCGGCCTGCACGTTTTTGTATTCCTGCTCATTATAAGCAAGTCCAAACTCGCCAAGCTCGTGAATAAGTGCATTATACTCACCGCTGCCGTCTGCATTAATGATAATTTTAGCAAGTGACGGAATAAACTGACCGTTTCCGCCCTGTCTGCCGTCGGAGTGTCTTTCAATATCCACTCTTGTTTTCCTTGCAACCTCGGTAAAGACATCATCAATCGTACTGTCGCTGTCAGAAATATTCTTGTATTCACCTTCAATATGCCTTGTGGTTTTTGTAGGTGATTTTTTATTTTTCCTCTGCTCCTCAATATAAGCGTCATAGCTTTTAGCGTCTGTTTGTCCCGAACGGTAAATATTAATCGCCTTATCGCCGAGGAATTTAACGGCAGGATAAAAAGCCGGGTTTCTCATAACGAATTCGTTAAACGATACATCAGGCTTTGCAACGCCCAAATCATAAAGCATTTTCGCCTGAGATACATACGTGCTCACACTTGCGCCCTTTAAATTATTCGGGTCAAAATTGACATAAACGGCATTTGCCCCGGAGTTACCGAAGTTTTTATTTATAATTTCATTTGTAAGGACCTGCTGCGTTTGATTTTCAAATGAAATATTGTTGTAATCTATATCGCCGGCTGAGGTTTTAACCTTGAAATTACTGCGGTCGGCGCTGACCTCAAATGGGTGCCTGCCATAGATTTTTACCGCCGCTTGATTTCCGTTTGACGCAATAGCAACAGCATTAACATTATATTTAAGGTCGTTGCTCTGTTGTTCTGCTGTTAACGTTTCTGCAGGCTTTTGCGTATATTCCGATACGTTTGGTGTATTTCCCTCTAAAATGGCATTTTGAGCGTTCTCTGCCCTTTGCTGATACTTGCTGTAGCCGCCATAAGTAAAGCTATAATCTGTATAGCCGTTCTTAAGCTTAGCCGACAATGCTTCAAGCGAATCGTTGCTGATATCTTTTTCGGTAAAGTCTGAGCCGAACTGTTCATTTATGGCATTAATAGCTTTTTCACTATCCTTAATCACCTTGACATCATATCGGCTCAATTCAAAGCCATTAACCATTTTGCTTATGGCCTTATTTATTCTGTCCTCGTTTTTTTCGCCCTCAATTGCCGTGGCAATGTTGTCCTTGAACCCCTCTTTCACTATCTCTGTTTGAAGCTGTCCGAGCCTTTTTTCATTAATCTTACTGTAATCAGCTTCATCATAAATAGAAGCGCCGGCAAGTACATCACCGTTTGCTTGACTTGCCTTAACCTTTGCCTGCAATTCCTCGGCATACTTATATGCCTTGCTGTTTTTATTTTTTGAAAGTCCCTCGTCTATAATCGCCTGAATATCGCTGTTGCTTTGCGCTTTTGCTTCTGCGCCGAGCTTTTTATTATCGATATTATTTTGTGCGCTTTCAATAATCTTGTTCGGCGCAATTTCGCTACCCGACATAATAGCACCGGCAAAGCCTGCCTGCAAGGCGGCGAAAATATCCTCGGCAAGCATAGACTTAACAACCTCTTTGTCTGCTTCTTGTTCACTCAAACCTTGTTCAAGATAGCTTCTTTTAAGCTGCGAAAGCTCGCTTAATTGTCCCTGTGTAATTTGGTCGTACGTTCTGTCAACAACATTGCCGATAATTTCCTCTGTGCCCTCATTAAGTCCGCTCACAAGAATTTTACCGAATGTGCTGTTTCCTTTTACGTCTGCCCATTCAAGCGGAGCGCCCACCATTTCGGTAAGAAAATTAATTAATGCGCTTTTTACGCTGCTTTTAATCGTTTCGCCTGAAGAACTTCCGCTTTCAAGCTGTGAAGATATATCATCACCCATAGCCGCCGTACTGAATACGCCGTTAATAAGTGCTTGTTTTGCCTTTTCTGCCTTACCCGAAGCGGTAATACCGCCTGTTATTCCGCCGCCAAAAAATAATGAATTGTAAACATTTTCCGCCATTTGGTCTATGTTATCATATAGCGCTGCATTAACATTACCCATATTGTTGCCGAGAATTTCAATTTCGTTATTCTTATTGACGCTTATAGGGCCTATTTTCTTTCCGGCAAGATTGATAAGTCCGTCATTTGCCGCCTTATCTTCAAGTCCTTTTCGTGTGCCGTACGCCGCATTCGTAATAAAGTCCGCTGTGCCGTTAATACTGCTTTTACCGTTCACCGCCATATCAATGGTATTTGCTATATTCGCCTGCGCTCTTAAAGGGGAAGTAAGCGTTCTTGCCGCCTGCATTATAACCGGGTGCTCCTGTGCCGCTTTTTCAGCGCCTTTTATAACCTTTGCCTGCTGCTCATTGTTTTTATTAGCAACATAATAATCAATCAAGTCCTCTGCCTTGATATCCTTATATCCTTTCTTGTTAATAAGGCTTTGAAGTTCTTTGAGCGAATTATTATATTTTTGGCTATAGTTAATGTCGTTTTGACCCTTTGAGCCTACACCCATAGCATTAAGCATAGCACTGCTCATATCATCAGCACCCGAAGCCTTGTTTTTCTCGACAATTGCGTTTTTAAATTTGTACGCCTGCTCTGCTTTTTTTGATATTTCCTTATCTTTGCTTAAAGCGCTCTTATTTTTAGCCGCTGTTTCTTCTCTTGCTTTTTGCTTAATGTCAGCGTCGTATGCCTGTTGCTCATAAGCCTCTTGCTTAGATTTATTATAAATCTGCTTGACTTCATTTTTCCGTTTAGCGTCATACGGATTTCCGTACAAAGTCTCGCCGACTTTGCCTATTTCACTCATAAGTAAATTTTTCTTTTGCTTACTGCCGTTCAATGCCTCATACTCTTCCTTAAGCTTATCGTATGCGCTCTGCTTTTTCTCTTTTTCCATTTGAGAAGATTTATAATTTTTTCTTGCCTCGGAAGCGGAAACGCTGTCAAGAGGATTAATCATATTTAATACAGCCTTAAGCTGGCTTTTTCTCTCGTCATTAATTCCTTTCTTTTGCTCGTTTTTATAGGCTTTAGTGTTTTTAATATAATCATCATAATAAAGCTTATACGTATTTGCAGATACATTGCTGCGGTTCTTCTTTGCACCCTCATACATAGAACGAGAGTATTCGTATGCGTCCTTTTTCTGCTTTTCTTCATCACGCTTTTTAGCTTTTTTTCTTAATTTTTCATAATCAACAGCCATTGTTTTCTCCTTACATAAGATTATAGTGGTCTAAAAGCCACGCCTCTTGTTTATCGTTTATTACCTTTTTATCCTTTAATGATTTAATTGCATTCACTCTGCCATAGTCAGTTGAATTACTGCCTATTTGTTGTAACATACCATTAGGAATTTTAAGCTTTTCTTGTTTTTGCTTTGCCTTTGAATCTAAATCTTTTGGAATTGAAGCAGTATCTTTGCTATATTCCGATTTATCATTAGCAGTATACGAATAACTTGAACTTCCGCTTGACCGCCTGCCGCCTGAGCCACCGCTGCTCTTAGGCGGAGTATATTTGTATTGCTTATAAATAGCGTCTGCCTGATACTGAGTAATGTTACCTTTCTTAACCTGGGCTTTAAGGTACGCTTTCATTCCCTTGTTATCCTTTTTTTCCCGGTAGCTGTCCGCTTTATCGGCAGCGATAGAAACATTAACCTCGTTCATAGACCAATATTCATCTCGCTTATTTTGTTTTGTATCTTCCTTAAGCTGAGCCTTAAATTGTCTGCTGTTTTCTTTAAGGCTGTTATCGTTCCAATAACGCTCACTGTTTGTTTCTGCAGCTTCATTTGCTGCGTTTTGCTCTTTCCAATATTGGTCAAGCCAAAAGTCTCTGTTATCCGTATATTGATTAATGGCATTAGCGTTTTCCTGATTCGACCTGCCTGCTGCAGCACCGGCGATATCAGCCCAGGCATTGTTGCGGTTTACATTGCTGTTTTCATTATTTTTATATCCCTCAATAGCCGCCTGATATGCCGCCAAATCATTTTGCTTTTGTGCGTACCATTCTTCCTGGGCTTGCTGATAAAACGCAGGCAAAGCGGCGTCAACATTTGCCTGATACGCATTATCCGTTTGAGCGGCAACCTGTGGTGCGTATGTTGAGCCATATCCTGCCGTTAAATTCTCCGCCGCTTGCTGTGTTGCCGCCGTGGATAAACCGCCAAGCTGCCGATATAGTTCCGCCCACTGCTGATACGCTTTGTCATTTGCTTTGTCATAGGAAAAAGCGCCTTTGCTTGCAACTTTGTTATACATTTCTTGCATTTGCTGTGCGTAATTATTCGGTGCATTATTCGGCTGAGAATAGGCTAACTGTTGAGCAGCCTCTCTCTGTCGCTTTTGCTCCTCTGTTTCGGCATAAGGAGTATTGTATTGCTCGTATTTGCTTCTTGTGTTGTTTGATATAGCCATAATTGCACCTACTTTCCTCGTGATTTTTTCTTAGCAATTGTTTCCATTTTATTATTATGACGTCTTGTTTCGGAAAGCTGTTGGTCTGCCTGGGTCGCTTGCTGATTAAGCGTATTTGTTTTATTAATTTCATTAGCATTGTAATCATTAGCCCAATTAACCTGGCTCTGTGCGTTATTAACTCTTGTCTGCGCTGCATTCCTGTTATCGCTCCACAAGCCGTATTGATTGTTGTAATCATCTTTATAGGCTGTATTAAATACGTTATATGCATTATTTGCCGCATTAAGTTTGTTATAATAACTGCTTTCTTCTGCCGCCTTTTGGTTGTTTACAAGATTATATCTGTCTTGTATTTGGTTGTATTCGTTTTGCCAATTAGTAAGAGCATTTGCTCTAAGTTCAATTGCCTTATCGCTCAGTCCACTCATTGTATTGTTGTATGCCTGCTGCGCTGATTGCTGAGCATAACTGTTGTTATATCCGCCTGTATTTGCAGAAGCTGCTGCAAGCTGATTTTTCATTGCGCCGGCACCTGCAGCTAAATACTGTTGCTTATATATTTGGAAAAGTTGGTCTTTTTCCTGGTCGTAACTAAAATCGCCGTAATTCATTATTTGGTCGAACAAATCATCAACCGTGGTTTGAAGCTTTTGCTGTGAAGCGTCAAAGTTTGCTTTTCCCTGTCCGCTGTAAAGGTCATTCCAATCATTAAAAGCGTTTTCGGACCTTTCTTTATATCCAGCGGCGTCGTTATAATTAAAATCGCCTATCGCCGTAAGCGCATTTTGTGCCGCATTCAGCTCGTTGTTATATCCTGACGTATCAATCGTTTTAGCCTTATATTTTGGTGTTTTCTTTGACATATATCCTCACCGTCCTATATTTCATATTCCTTTGTCGTTTGGTCGCTGTATTTAACTGTAATTAAATGCGTTGTTGCAACTATATCAACTACATATTTTGCCTCGTTTGCATTACCTCTGTTGCTGTCTATATACCTCTGCAGTTTATTAACAAGCTGCTCAATATAATTCACAACGTAAGGCAAATTGCCTGTTGCGCTCATTTTACTTATAATCGGCAATTTCATAATTCGCCACCTACCTCTAAACATTTTGTAAGAGAGTAAATTTTACATTCACCCTCGCCCTCAATTTTGAATTTCATGTGGTCGCACCTGCGTGGTCTAATGGGAAATACAAAAGAATTAATTCCACGTCCTATTATTTCTTTTCCGCAGCTTTCCCATTTGCCTGAACTGTTATATTGAATATAAAATCTTGCCTTTGCACCCTGTGCCAAATACATTCTCAATTGAAAGCGTGAAACATATTTTTGATTTGGATATGAATATCCGTAAACGCCTGTCTCGACGCTCCAATTGATTTTATCTTCAAGCACATCATAATCATTATCGGCGTCAACAATCTTCACCTGTTTATCTGTAACATAATAAAGCGTGTTGCCGTCATTTATAAAGCGTGATATTTTTTCTTCTGTTTCCTTAGTCCACATACCCTTTTTAGTGTCGTAACAGAAAAGCTCATATTCATTTGTTTTGACGTTTTGCATTGACACGTAATATTTATTCCCCCAAGCGCCTGCCACAGCGTTCTTGTATTTATCCCTGCCGAGTGCCGAGGAAATAACGGTTGTACTTCCGTCATAAGCAATAATGCCGTAAACGCTCTTGTAATATAAAACATTATCAATAATCGCAAAGCTTCTCTCGCTGCCCTCTTCAACACCTTTAAAATTGTTTACTTCCGTATACGAAAACTCGCTCGGTGCCGAACCGTACACAATATAAAGCGTATCTTCTTTGAATATAAGAATATTACCGAGATAATTTACAATTCCTGTGAATCTTCCGTCGCTTCCGACATTAGCCGCCCAACTGTCGCTGTTAAGCCCTGAAAAGTCATAATAATTTGTATAATCGCCGAGAGCTGAGGCATATATCTCGTGGCCGTCTTTTTGGCACAGCCATACTCTGTTACCGCATAAACAGCCAAACGGCATAACATCAGGAAATTTCTTTTCAATGGTAATATCAAATTTCTTATCGTTATTAGTAAATCCTGTCAGCCATTCGTTTTCATTTTCTTCGTAATTGATAAGTGGTGCAGAAAAATCAATGAAATTATTACCAACCTTGTTTATTCTGTAGTTATTAGTTTTCAATTTCCTTGTTGCACTGTCATATTCAAAAAGGCCTTTTTTGAATTTAGTTAAGTCAAGTTGACAATCGTCACTAAACTTAATACTGAACTCGACATTATCGCCCTTACTGAATTTATCGAAGCGAGCCGCCTCATTATAATAAAAGCTTACATAACTTGATATATCGGTCCATAATGTACTGTTGTCATTAAGCTTGACTTTCTTTTGAAGCGTTCCGCTTACTATTCGATAATTGGAATTTGAATTAATGCTGTAAATATTTGCATTAAAAGTATTTTCGTCACCGTCACAGGTACATAAGACAGAAGATATTTTATTTTCTTTATTAACAGAAAACGTATCCTTGTATGCAATCTTGCTTACCTTGCCGCTGTCGGTATCTATAATCACTCCGTCCGGGACCACAAGTATCTTAGTACCGCACTTAATTAATGCTTTTTTCTCGCCGTAATTTGCGCTCTTAAGCGTTTTAATATTCTTAATGTTCTGAGTATCTGCTATCGTAGAACCGCTCATTTTAACATTGGTAACAGACGGTGCTTTTTGTTGCTTGCATACCAAATCCAGATTAATTACAGAAGTGTTGAAATTATAAACATTTTTATTTTTCATAATTTCAATGTTTTCTTTTTTTGAAAACAACTCGCCCTCTATATCAACCCAACTGTTATCCTCACTGAGTACGCTTTTTATGTTTGATGAAAATTCGCAAATAAGGTTATATTTAAATTGCCAGCCCCTTTTCGGCACATCATATCCGTTTGCGTCCTTTTCAATGTTTGATAAATCAACCACATAGCTAAATTGCAACGGTGTTGTATTTGCAATAAGTTCATAATGCGGAGTGGCGACATTTTCGGGCATTTTATGTTTCCACAAATTGCCTTCTTTATAAAAAATTATTGCAAATACTATTTCAATGTCATATTTACTCTCCACATACTGTTTATTTAAAACGTAACAGCCAAATTTTCTTTCATCGGCATTATGGATAGCACCGTTTTTATCAGAATAGTAAAAAACCTGAAAGCCTTTTTTCTTTGCGAAGTCGCCTTGATATGCTTCGTAATATTCATTGACTGCCTCTTCAACATAAGGATAAAGCTCCGTTATATCGTCGCAATAGAGCATGCTGTTTGCTTTTTCCCATTTGTTTAATAACATTTCAGAAAAATTAGCGATTTGGTCTTCGGAAAGATAATAGTCTTGATAGTCGTCAAATTGCATATAAAGCTTAGACTTACTTACTCTGTTTTTTATATCCAAGTATTTATAATCATCATCCGTAAAAGCGTGTATCGGATTGTCAACTACCTTTTTAAGCCCGGTCACATAAAAATAATGCTGCGTTTCTACGCTTGATTCATCATTGTATATGTCAATAATAGTCTGTGCGGCGCTCTTCCAATCGTTGAATATGCCTAAATACTGAGCCTTGCCGCAGCATAAAGTCTTTATATTATCTTCGTTCTCACCTAAATTAAAAGCGGCGGAGTTTTGGCTTACATACCACTTTTCGCCGTGTCTATCTGTATATTCTTTTATATACGTGCAATCCTTAAACGTTTCGTTCCAATTAATCTGTTCACCGAAAAAGGCGTCGTTATAATATATTTTTATTGCACTTTCCTTTTTAGAAACAAGCATAGGAAACGTCCACGGTGCTCCGTCGTCGGTAGTGGTTATGATTGCACCGAGGCAAATATCATTTGAGGAAATGCTGTCTTTCGTTCGGTATTCAAACCAACGTCCGTTTATATTGCATATCGGCTCTCCTCTGCCATAGAAACACCACTTATCCTGAAACTCCTTAAGCAAATTGTTTTGATATGTAATAGTACCTTCAATATCGCTTTTGGCAAATGAATATACTGCGTTTTGTGTATCCTTTAAAATCTGCCCTTCAGCAGTAACTGTACTGCCCTGCTGCATTGCACAGTTTTGTAATAGAGAAACCTTGCCATTAACAATAGCGGCGTCAAAAGCGCCTCTGCGTGTTTGAATAGTTAAATCATTATTTGATATCGTGTTTTCATAATCACTCGTCACAATACCACGCTTATTTCTTGTACTCGCAACTGGGTAATCATCAAGCGTCATATTTTCCATATCATACCAAGCACCGTTTTGCGCTCGCTCGTTATGGTCTAAGCCCTTAAATTCTTCAATATTTTCTTTCGTGACGTTATACGCATTAAGCGACTGCGGTAATTTCATATTTTCGCCCCCTTATAATCTGTAGCCGTGCACGCCTATAGGTCTGTGTGCTCGGTTATATGCAGCATAGAAATTGTCATAATAGCTTTGAAACATTGTCATAGCATTATTCATTCTGTCAATTTCGCCGTTAGCATAGTGAACACTCTTTTCAAGCCAAAATCTATATAACTCGCTGTATTCGAGCGGCACTATCATTTGTGTATTTATATCTGTATCGGCTGTGTAGCCGTTAAATGCAATTTTGTCAGCGTCCTTATGTGTTTTTATAATATCGTTATAAATCTGTGCCTCTATCTCGTTTAGCCACCTTATCTTTTCCTCGTCTGAATACTGATTAGGCACTTGAGCGTCAAAATAGCTTAATACCTCGCCAATTGTAGTTTTCATATTTCTTTCACCTCAAATAGCAAAGGGCAAGGATTTCTCCCTGCCCTTTAAAATTACAACAAAGAGTTAAAGCGTTACCTCTTTAGTTCCCTCATTTGCTCTGATATATGAATGCTCAACCTCTCTGAGATTAAGGCTCATTTTAAGTCGGTCGGCATATTTCTTTTTGATTTTGCAAACCTTGCCACGTGGGACGAACATTGCCACGCCGTTTACTGCAACATATTCGCCCCTTGGGTCGTCATTAGGTCCGAGATACATAGGAATTTTAATAATTTCCATTTCCTCGCCATCAGGGTTATCCTGAATAAATTCAGGCTTTTCCTGCAAGGCCTCTATGGTCTCATTCTGTTTTTTAAGCTTTTCGGCAAGAATAGCGTCAAGCTCTTCCTGTGTATATGTTTTTGCTGTTGTTTCTTCAACAACTGCGGTTTCTTCAATCGCCGCATTTTCTGCGGCTGCCTTACTTTTTGCCATAATATTCACGCTCCTTTATTAGTTAGCTTCATCATCATTTGCAAACTCTGCTGATACAGTTTCAATGCTGAGAAGTCGTGTAGGGTAAAGCACAGCAGAAGCAGTAGAAAACTTAAAGCCTACCGAGCCTCTCTGTTCAAGTGGGTCGCTTGCGCCGCTTGAACCGACCTGCTTAACAATCATCTTAAGGCTTGCGCCGTCAGGCTTAACAACGCCCCAAGCGTCCTTACCGAAAATAAGAGTTGAATATACGCTGTAGCCTACCGGGCAATTATCGGTATACACCTTAGCATTGGGGCTTTCAACAAAACGCACACCGTGAAGCTCACCGATTTCGCCATTAAAGATTTCTTTTGTTGCAGAATACTTATGTGCCTCTTCCCAACCTTTGCTGTCTCTTAAGTCAAAAGAAACAGACGGATGAATAATACCGATATATGAGCCGTTGATTTTAGGCGCTTTATTCTTCTTAAGAATTGAAACAGCTTTATTGATAACTCTCGGTGTGAGCTGACAAGTGTTATCGAGTTTATCACGTGAAGCAACTGCCGTGCCGTCACTCTTACGTGGGAAAAGTACATTCTTAACAGCCTCAGTCATAACAGAGTTACGTGTAACAATATCCATTGTCTGTGCCGCAAGGTCACCAAATAATTCGGTAGCACCGCCGATTACATCATCAAGGTGCGTAAGACTAAGTACATCTGTTACATAAGCATAACGGCCATACTGATGAACTTCCGCTTCAATGCTTGTCTGTCCGAGCTTGTCACCTGTAGGTGTAATACCTTCCTGAAGCGGAACAGTTGAAACGGTAAATGTATTCCATTTACGCCACTCAGCCTTTTTACCTCTGTGCTTCGGCAATGGCTGCTGCTTGCCAAACTGTGCAAAATATGTTTGGCTACCCACATTTTGAAGCAATGCGGTGTCATAAAAGATTTTCATACCCGGTGACAAATCGCTGTCGCCGGTTGTGTTAAGTACAGCGTCAGCAAAAAGCTGTGCGCTGTATTTCTTTGCGCTGATACTTGCGCTTTTTAATGATTTAATAATATTCATAATGCTCCCTTTCTGCTGAAAGTAAGAGCGAATTACATATTATTTTGACAAATATTTCATAAAATTATTTTCGTCAATTTTTTCACCCATACTCGCAGCATTTAATAATTCTTTGATTTGATTTTGATTTAATTTGTCAAAAGACATTCCGCTGTAATTAGAGGCCTGCTGCTGTGATGTTCCGTTTTCAATCGGACGGTTAGCATTAGCCCTCATTGTGTCGGCGATATCCTGTCGGCTTTGATTGTATGCGTAACCCATAGCACCACTAAGAATTTCCGGCAAATGGATTTGTTCATAGGCGTCCTTAACACTCATACCACGATTAAGCCATTCACGGAATTTATCGTTTTTACTTTCCAACTCGAAATTGAAATTCGGATAATACTCTTTTAATTCTTCGGCTTCTTGCAACCAAGCGTTATACTGATTTTGAAAAGCTGCTCTTTGAGCGTCCTGCTGCTGTCTGATTTCATCTCGCCTGATGATTCTCTCAGCCTGCATAAGCTCCTTAGCCTGCTCAACCGTAACGCCTCTCTCGGTTGCGATTTCTTCATAAATTGAATTGTCGTTGTCGATAGCCGATACAATCGAATCAATATCCGTCGAATCTTTAATTCCGTATTTAGCGGCGAATTTTTCAAGTGCCGGGGTAAGCTTATTTTTAAAGTCTATACCCTCTTGAATTTGCGCATTTGCTTTGCTCAGGCGCTTGTTAAGTGCCTTATCAAATTTAGCTTGATAATCTTGCTTGTATCTGCCCTTGATTAAATCGTCAAAGCTTTCTTCCTTAGCGTCTTGTGTGCCTGTCGCACCGTCAACATTGGTATCAACCGTACCCTCAGCCGTTGTACCTACTCCGTCAGCTCCTGCAGTAGCCGCACCGTCGGCAAATAACTGAATATGATATTTCTGCATAATAATGCTCCCTGCTGATTAAGTCAGCGAATCTGTAATCTGTGGGTTAAGCCCACGGCTCTTTATCCTCATTATACCTAAGGGCGTTATTTCAATGTCACACCCTCAAAATAACTTTTTAACATTTTTTTCAAACTCTTCCGAAAGCCAACTAACACCCTGCTTCACTGTTTCAAAAGTGCTTGCAATTTCTTTATAATATCGCTTTTTCGGATAAGCACATATAAGCGCATATCCGTCCTCAACAATAACAAGTGCTGGTATTTTCAATTTGTTTTCGTTTTCTTCAAGCGTTTTCGCAAGAGCAACAATAAGTGTAGAAACACCGGCGCAAGCTATGTCCTTGCCTTTTTCGGCATATCTGCAATGTCCCTCAGCCTTTAGCTCAAAGCCGTTTCTTGTCTCACTGTATGTAATCTCAACCATTATTCTTTACTCTCCTATCTCGGCTGTGCCGATTCATTAGCCTTTTGCGCCGCCTGCTCGGCAAGTGAGCCTTTGTCGCCGGTGCTTACGCTTTGCATTCCCTCCGGCTTTGTGCTTTCCATATTTGCGCTTCCACTTGTTGAAGCCTGCGCTACATCAGGACTGCTGTCCTGCTGCTTTCCTTTCATTCCTGTAAGGTTGCTGTTGTCAATGTTCAAATCGCACATAACCTTAAGCTTTTCGTTTTCCTGCTGCAATTGTTGTAATTGCATTTGTGCCTGCTGTAAAGCGTCAAGCAAAGTGCCGTTTTTCTTAATTTGATTGATAACATCACTTTTGTGGTCGAAATCCATAATATTAAGGCAAGCAAGTGATTGGTCTGTATTCTGCGGATTGAAAAATCCTGCGCTGTAAAGCTGCAGTGCAAGTTCATTTTGTGCCGCCTTGCTGTACGGTGAAGCCTTTTGCGCCGCCACTTCAATATCAAACTCAGGCAGATATTGCGCCGTATCGCCTTGAAGTGTCTGCCTTTCCTGCAATTTCAGGTTGCTGTTATCGTATGTATCAAAATCGTCGGTACCGTCGTCACCTGTTATCCTTACATATCGTGGCAAATCATAAAACTGTCTCATACGCTCAATTATGAGGTAGATTATATTTTCAAAAGCGTCATACGTGCCCTTAATTGCCATTCTGCTTACTTTTGAGCCTGTTTCGATAAGCGCTGAAATAGCGCTTGCGGCAGTAACACCACTTGTTGTACCGCCTGTTGATACATCACGGTTAGCCGTTGTTTCTTTAATCTCGTTAATCTTGCTGTCACGCTGAGTAAATACTGCACTGTCAAGTCCTCTAACATTAATTTCCCTTAAATCATCTTGACCGAGGTTTGTATTTGTTTTAACAAAAGGTTGCGTCCAATCGAGAAACTCTTCCTCGTTTATCTCACTGTCCTGTCTTTCAAAATAGCGTGGCGTTGAGTTCATCAAAACATTTTGGAGTATTCCTGCGTCCATTTTGTCAATGTACTCTTGCGGTTGCTTGCCTACGTCAATAAAACCGAAGCCTGCAATAGTGCCCTGCATGGGAAACATAACATCAAAAACAAAAGGATAATTACCGTCGTCATAATAGCCGTTCGGATATTCGTCAGGCTCATTTTCGGTTGCAAACAGCACAATATTATTAACGAATTTGCAGTAGTGAAGCTTGCCGTCTTTTTTATACCACCAATCAATAACAAGGCTCTTATCGGTCGTATCGATATAGTCCTCATACAAATACTGCTTTAAATCAACTTCACCGTCGCTTGTTATATTTTCAGCCTCACTCGGATATTGCTTTTTCAGTAGGTCTGTATCAACAAGCTCAACAGTAAATACATTTCGGCTTTTTTGAATATTCGTTATACCGCCCTGCCAAAAGATTGAAAGAATATTTATATTTTGAATTTCAACGTCGCCTATGCCGTCCTTTTTCGGATTCCAACCTACATATGTTATGCCGGTACCGCTCTTGCTTTTTTCGGATATATCTGCAATGTACGTTTTATAAAACTTATTTCGCTTCAAAATCATAGGAATAACATTCTTAAGTCTTTCCGCTTCGGACACGTCGCCGCCTGTCCTTGCCCTTATATTTGCTTCGGGATAGTTGTCCGAAAAATCGGCAATCTTATTAGTAATCGAGTTGAACAGCCACGCTGATGAAGAAGGTGTTTCAATACCGTTAGGATTTTCCCTATCTGCCTTTACTGCGTCCTTTTTCTTTATTTGCTCCCAGTTGTGAATTTTCCACCACTCTTCGTTGTTTACAACTCTGCTTTCAAGCGACTGCTTTTGTTGCTTGTATTTCTGCAGCGTTTCACGTGCTTTGATTATTTCTTCAACACCGATTACCTTTAATCGCTCGCCGCCGCCCTTGCCGCTTTTGTGCACTTCAAGCCCATTTGCCTGATTAAAGCTGTCAGCCTTATTCATAGGCTTGTCTGCCTGCTGCTCAGTTTCTTTCAAAACCTTATTGTTTTTTTCGTCCATAGGATTTTTGTACTTACTCATTTTTTCTGCTCCTTAATAAATCTTAATTCCGTAGTTGTTCATACTACTTCTGTATTCACCACGCTGATTAAGTGGGTCGTCAGCAAGCTCCTTAATCGGCTTACTCTTTATCGGCTTAATCGGCAGCTTGTTACACATATATCTGATTTCATCTGCAATATGGTCCTCGCCGTCTGTGTCAAGGTCCTCGACCTTATGTTCGTCATATTGAAGCGTCGGCAAGGTGCGTATTGTATTTTTACAGGTATTGAATATATACATTCTTGGCTTGCCATTTGCGGCAAAGGTAAATCTGTAATGAACCTGCTGCCAACCGGCAATTCGATTATTGTCGCCCTTTTGGAAATAAACACCGTTTCTTGCCGCCACGTCATATATGCTTATACCGGTTGTTTTCTGCCATATTGCCGGGTCAGCAATGCCGATTATGTTTTTACCTTTCAGCCACCTATGCGTTGTTTCAATTTCCTTTACTCTTTGAAAAACTTGCTGAGGGTCCCACTGCAAGCCCTCGTTTGCTTCGTTCTTTACGCAACCATATAATTCCATTATCCTATACAGCACACCGTCATAATCTACAGCCCACCAACCGACCGAAAACGGTTTATGATAGCCCCAGTCGAAAGAGCGATATATGGTCCAATTCGGCGGAATTTCAAACGGCTCTATCACGTGAGTATATAAGCCTGTGGCCTGCTGCTCTTTTGTGCCAACTCTAAAATCCTCAAAGAACATTCCGTCTGCAACATCCCATAAGCCGTAAAGAAACATTCTCTTTTGCTTTTCAGGTAAATTCTTAAACTGTTCAATATAATCAGGCTGTGATTCCATAAGTGCCGTGTTATCGGTCATAAGCGCTTGAATAAACGAATAATCTTCGGGGTTTTCATCAGGCATATAGTCTTTATCGATAAAGATTCGCTTAAAATAGTGATGTGACGCTCCGCCGGGGTTAGTGGTGAAATATATCCTTTTGGGAAAATCATTAGCACCACGCAGGCAAAGTCCTATTGTTTTTATTTGGTATTCGCTTAGGTGGGTTGCCTCATCAATAAATATAACGTCATACTCTGTACCCTGAAATCTGTCGAGGTCTTTGTCACGCTGGCAATACATGAACTGTATTGTGCTGCCGTTAGGAAAATAAAAAATCTTTTCCTTATCAACATACTTCGCAACGCCGTGCAAAATCGAACGCATTTCACGAATATGGTTATTCATCAGCTCAGGAAACGACTGTCTGACAATCAATATTTTTATCCCGGCAAAAAAGCAAGCGAGAAGTATCGCTTTTATCCTTACAAACCAACTCTTTCCGCCGCCACGTGCGCCGCCGTAACCGATATATTTGTGCTTATCTTCTAAGGCGAGCTTTTGCTTTGGATTCACCTTTGAAAAATCGAGGTTAAGTGTTACTGCGCCCATTCTTTTTTACCCTCTATTATCTTAATTTCAACGTTCTTTTTATCCTCATCCTCTGTCAAATCATTAAGTTGTTTTATAGTGTCATTCATGGTGGAAATGGTGCTTGCAAAATCCTTTAACGCTCTTGTGTCAAGCTTTTTAGTAATTCTTACCGATTCGGCTCCACTTGATGTTCTGAGTATTTGCCGGTATAGCTGCTCCGGGTCGTCTAACGCTTCATTTAATTTAACTGCAAGCTTGTCCGCCGCCTCAATTAAATTATTAAGCTTTTGCGATTTATTCTTAATTTCAGTCGTGCGTGCGTTTTGTAAAGTGGCCTGCGCCACATTTGACCTATATTTATCACGTTTTTTTACCCAATTTTGCTTTTTTCCTACCGCCGATACCCTCGACGGCGCTATTTTGTGCTTGTTTGCAAGTGCTCTGTAAGACATTTCACCGCATACATATTCATTTTCAAGCTCTTTCCAATCGACTTTGCTCACGTTCTCACCTCTTATTTACCTTATCATTTCAAAACGCTTCAATGTCACACCCATAAAGCAAAAAAATAAAGCCCCTGCCTCTCGGCAAGAGCTTATACGTTTGCTTATTCTTTTTCCTCGTGGACTTCGTATGTATTTTCCGCCTGCGTATCTTCAACACCGTGGCGTTTAAACATTTCTTTCCAGGCGTCGCCATACATTTGCTTTAAAAGGCAGTAGCAAAATGCCTTAAAAGGATTGTTGACGTCTCCCTCTTTGAGCTTAACCCAAGTTGTTTTGCCGTCATTCCACTTAACCACAGTCTTATTATCCTTTGTCACGATAATATCTTTAACGCTGTAGGATTGAAGCATTTGGGCAAGCGCTTTGCTTGCTTGATTTTTCGCCATTTTAGCGTCCATTTCTGCAGCTTTATTAAAGCCGTTTCGATATGCCTCTTGTTCCTTTTTGTCAATAAGTAAAGAAGTAGCAGCTACAGCCACGCCTAAAAGCGCAACAAAAACAGCCGCTAATAAAATAATAATAGCAGTTTTCATAAGATTACCTCATTTTTCGTATTTTTGATTTATAAGTTGATACATTTCGCAGTTTTTGCAACCGGAAATGCTGTTACAATAGGTGTTAAGCCATTTGTCGCCTCTCTGTACGCTTGGAAATCTAAGCACAATGCACCCTTTGCTTATTATTTTTTCGCATTTGATATACATTGCACCGCTTTTTTCCTTTTTCTGCGTTTGGTAAAAAGGACAACACGCTTTGACATCACGATATAAATTCGACATAGCTCAACTCCTTTTAATTCCGCTTTTTAAACAATATAGCAGTAACATAAGTGTGGCTGTTATACTCATTTTCGCATACTTCAACACGCTCGTATGTATAACCGGGGTATTTGTTTTCCCAAAACGCTCTGTCATCCTTGTATTTTGCAAGGCGGTTGACATATCTGTTAGTCACCATTCGCTTTTTTGTTCTTTCAATCGGCTTTTTAAGATTCTGGGTAGAAAACCAACGTTTCCTGCCCTTCGGGTCCTTCGATACATACCTTGCCGCAGTTTCAGGGCCGAATACATCAGGATTGTACCTGTTTGCATTTACCCAACCGAATTTCCACATATCCTCGGCTCTGTCCCTGCCGAAGCCGCCATTATTCATGAATATGTGAAAATGAATATTAACAAGCCCTGCATACTTGCCTGTCTTGTATGTTTTTTCTTCCATAATTACAACCGCCCTAAGTTCGGGGAGTTTATGCTTTCTGCGGTAATATCTCACACGGCGGATATAATTATAAGCGTCACGGTATGCCTTGTCTGAACTTTGCGGAGCATTTTCAGGTGAATACGTGCAATGTAAATAGATATCGCCTGTATCGAAATTAGCATTAATAAGCCTGATAAGCTTTTTGGTGGATTGCTTTGCATTATAAAGCGCCTGCTGCTCTGATGTGATTTTGCTTTTTGGTGCTCTTTCAGCAAGAGGTCTGCCGCTATCCGTGCAAGGAAAATAACTCACCTCTAACAATCTTCCGCTTTTAATCTGCTTTTCCTTATTCACCTTTATGCTCCTTTCTTTATTTTCGTTCAGTAGTTAAGATACAATACAAGCTCGTAAGCCGGACTTGCACCGGCTTAAATTTTTGCTATATATAATATGTATATAGATATGGTGATTAGAGTCTTCTGAAATCGTATTTTCTCATTTCGCTTTCGTGCACCGCACCTATGGGTGCGGCTTTTGAAAGCGGAACAAGAACAAATCCGTTCGGTGTCGACTTTGCTTGATACAAATAAGCACAGCTTATTACGAGCTTAAATTTGTCGCCGTCCCTAATCTCGTTGCCTTTTTCTTGAATATATCCGTTTGCCAATCCTAAACACATAACCCTGTCTCCTATATCGCTTTTGTTGCTTGTATTTCCATAAAAATAATTATTGCGCCTGCTAAAATCAAAAACCATTTGGTGCAAGCTTTGAAATCTTTGCTCATTTTCTCACCGCCTAACCCACAAGCGGCTCATAAATATAATCATAAGCTTCGCCGTATCTCTGCTTTTCCGCTGCCACAAGCTTTTGATAATATTTGCTTTCCATAAACTGATTTTCAAACTTTTCCCTCAGCTCATCAGTCATATCATATTTGCCGATATTGTTTTTCTTTTTAAAAGCTTCCCACTTTTTCATAACCATAGGATGATTTATATTTAGTCTGAACCCATAAGGGTTGTTGAAAGTATGAAGCATTTGGCTTTTCTGCTTTTCCGGGAACTCACTAAGTTTGTCCCATGCTGTTATGTAGTCCATTTAATTACTCCACGAAATCAGGTCTTTTGGTTGATAGTCCGTTGAGTTCAATATCTACAGTCGATTGAAAACTGTTTTTATAAAATGCGACATAAAGACATAAGGTGTTATATTCTCTTGCACACTTTTCCTCAATGCCGCAACCTCTTACCAAAGCCGGATAATTTCCCACGGTAGGTCCTTTATATGCAAAAACTGCAATATCGGCTTTGCTTAGCTTTTTAATAGATTCGCCTAAATACCATAACGGTTTAGCATTTGCCGGAGCACCTTTTATAAAACTGTCGATAATTTCAATATCATTTCCGTACTTTTCTTTAAGTGCTTCTTTAATCTTTCCTCTTATGATTTCAATTTCAAAATTTGAATAGCCTTTCATAGGCTGACTTATAAATATTTTCATTGTTTACTCCTTTCCTTTCACTTCTTCTTTCACTTCGTCCATTCTCGCACCACAGGTAGGACAATAATTGTATTTATCGCTATCAATATCACGATTAATTGCCGCCTTACAGCACGAGCAAATGTCAATTCGTTTAGCATTAGAATTAATACTAATATCATTCCAATGAGCGTGTCGCTCTGTGTCTACTTTCGGTTGTTTAATAATCAAATCATAATAATAACTGTTACAATCATTCCACCCCTTATGCCTTGCACTCTGGATTTCATCTTCCATTTGTGGATTAAGATATTCTGGTCTATTATTTAATAATTCTTTTCTATCAATTGAATCAGCCATTCTGTTCACTCCAATCTATTGCCTGTCCACAATCGGGGCAAAATTTATAAAAAACCTCATCGGTTTCATAGTCACCAACAATAGTGTTGCAATTTGGGCAAAGATAATTAAAATCAATGTCATATTCGCCCGATACTGATATACCACGATTTATCGTTTCTGTGGTAGGCTTTTTAGGTATTTTCTTTTCAAGTGCCTTATGGATTACTTCTCTGCACTCAATAAGCGCTTCTTTTGATATTGACTTTCCCTTATAAACAAAAGAGAAATCGTCCACAAGTGCATTTGCTTCTTGATATGTCATTCTTCTACCTTGCTTTCTAATTGCTTTGCCGTTTCAACATCAATCGGTTCTGCGTTCTAACAGAACCAATTATCCGCTGTGCCTCGGTTAAGCCTATAACATCTCTCATTTTCACGATTGTAAAACTTGCAATCTATGCAATAACAATTAGCAATCGGTGGCTTGTCAAATCTATGCTTAATTCTGTGATAATTTTTTAACTCATCAATTTTTTGTGTAATGAAATTAAATATTACGATTAAAATAAATCCAACTATTACAATCAAAAATAATATTCCAATAAAAACAAAAAAATTAGTCAACTCCTTACTCATTCTTCTACCTCCTTGATTCCAAAAACCACATATCCGTTTTTAAGCCCCCAACCGTTAAGAACATAAGTTATTTCATATACTTTGTCGGTTATAGCGTGCTTTACAAACGGGTTGCTTGGCTCATAAGGCTGAAAAACAACCCTGTCGCCTTTTTGATAACCTCGGTCATTTTCTCGAATTTCAAATCTCTTATCTCCTGATAAAACATCATCACAGAAATTCAAAAGAAGTTTGATTTTATGTGTTTTCATTTTTCGCTTAATTCCTTTTCGTCTTTCTTATGTTTTAATACTTTGCCTTGGTTTACTGAATTAATCACTTGTTCTTGGTAGCTTTTTCCAAGTGCTTTTGCTACCGTCTTAAAATATGTAACTGTTTGTAAAGCAAGGTTTGAATAATCTAAAACGATAACAGCCTTAACAAACATACCTACTTTTATTACGAGATACGAAACATCTTCGCTTGTTTTTCTTTCATACAGCTCGTATTCATCATTCTTAAACGGTTCAAAATAAATCGACGGCACAAAAACAGCACCTTTTGCCGTAAATATCGGTACGCATTCGTTCTTTCCGTCAAAGTCTGACACCCTTATTTCTGGCAAGCTTACATACGATTCGTTGTCTGCAATATCGGATATATCAAATTCAAATGGAAAATCTTTCTTATCGAAAATTGTATTTTCCACCTCTAAAGGTTTTAAACCTGCAAAAGACGTTAAATATTCAGGCGTACAAATTGTACCGTCAGGCACTACAAACATTGCGTTGCCGGTACCGAGAAAATATATCTTTTCTGAATACTTAAAAATTAAAAACTTTCTGCTTTTTTTGCATAATTCTGTTACTTTTTCAAATTTCATTTTGAAAGTTGCTCCTTTTCTTTAAAACTTAGATAAATTCTTCAACTGCTCAATATACTCGGGCAGCTCAGCTGCGGAATCGGCAACAGCAACCGACAATCTGTTTTTCTTGCTTGTGTTTTCGTGTTCATCATATCTTTTCTTTATAAATTCTTCGACTTTACCAAAATTTTCTTGCATTAGCTGATTTTCTAACCATTCGCAAGCATTATTCGGCAATCCCATTCCGTTAAATGAAAACTGCAAATCTTCAGCAATCAATTTCACAAAATATCTTGCTAATTCTCTATTCATTTTTTCAACTCCCTATCGTTAGTAATTTGTTTATAACAGCAGTAGAAATATAGCAATCATTTTCTCTTAATATTTCAAGTAACTCCTGTTTGCATTTATTCACACCGTCCTCAAAGCCCTTATCATACTGCTGTCTATCGTATTTTAATGCTTGGATTAACTCGTCTTTATCAACATAAATTCCATACTTATGAATAGCTTTAAGTGTTTCATATTGTAATTGACTTTCAATCGACGATATTTGTTCTTGAACAATCTGTATCGGACTTTTATAAAGCATATCTACTCTGTGTGTTTCAAACTCAAATTCAGTCATATCATCACCTCACCCTGCTGCTACTGCGTTAAATTCTTTCATATTGTTGCACGATTTATCACACAGCCATTTACAATTTGCCATAACAAGCGCTTTTGAAAACGGCGGCGGTACTGCGTTACCGCACCTTGCTACTTGCTTGGTTTTGTTATACTCCTTGCCGTTGCAGTCCTTATCAATGATGTAATCATCCGGGAAACCCTGCGCCTTGTATAATTCTTTCGGTTGCAGCATTCTCAGTCCGATATCAGATATGAAATATTCAACTCCGTTAATACAGAAAATAAGTACCCGATTAGCTGATATATTCCAATCCGTGTAGGTATTAAGTAACTCTCTTATCTCGTTCCAATGTCCGAGGTTTTTACTGTCGTACTCTTTCAAATAAATATCCGTCTTTGCAAAGTGATTTGCGTGAGCTGTTATAGTGGGAAGCGGCTCATTAATAGCTTTACAGTCCATATTTTTGCGGAGTATAGTTATATAGCTTTCGCATAAGAAATGCCGAGGCTTAACAGTTACTGTTTGTAAAGGATTTAAAACGCTGTTAGCGTGGTCTGCACCGCCGTAATACTGAGTTAAATATGGCATAGTCAGCGAATTATGGTCTATTGCCGTAACGGTTGGTAATGGTTTATCAATTTTGCTTCCGACAACACCGCCAAAGTATTTAGAAAGATACGGCGAAATTAAGTAGTGACAATTAACAGACGTTATTGTTGTCAACGGCGAAACAATACTGTCAGCACTGTTTTTAAATTTCAATGTTGAGAAAAACGGTGTAAAAAGAGCATATCTCGGAGTGCTATCAACGGTAAAGAGAGGCTGATTAACTCGCTGACCTCTCACTTCCGATTTAGCCGTTTCACTGTGATATTGAATAAGTGCAGGTGATACAAGATATTGCTTGCAGCTGCTTACTATCGTTGTAAGCGGCTTGTCTATATCCTGTAAGCGTGGCTTTTGACCTTTTCGCTCGCCGTAGCCGATAGGAATGATAAATGGCTTTTCTTCCTTAATCACAAATTTGTCAAGTCCTCTTGCAATTCGCCTTAAAGTATTCGTTACAAGCGGCTTTTTGCGCTCAAAAATGCTTTGAGCAGGCAGAGAAAAATCTATACAGTCGGCGGCGGTTTTCCATGGCTTAAGCTTGCCACTCTTAACCTCTTCGCTGTTTGGATCACCGTGTGTAGGTTCAGGAAATACTATAGGTTCTCCGTCACACCTTGCAACAAGAAAGAATCTTTTTCTTATAGTCGGCGCTCCGTAGTCGCAGGCTCTCAGTTCCCTATGCTCAATCTCATATCCGAGTGCCGAAAGTTGACTTTTCCAACGCTCAAAGGTTTGTCCCTGCTTTGACTTAACCGGCTTACCTTTACGCACCGGGCCCCAAGTTTGAAACTCCTCTACGTTTTCAAGGATAATCACCCTCGGTCTTACCGTTCCTGCCCATTTGAGCACAATCCACGCAAGCCCTCTTATATTCTTATCTACGGGCTTACCGCCTTTCGCCTTGCTGAAATGCTTGCAGTCAGGCGAAAACCAAGCAAGTCCTACCTTATGGCCCTGGCATATTTCCTTTGGGTTAATATCCCATACACTTTCCTGATAATGACGAGTGTATGGGTGATTTGCTTTGTGCATTGCAATGGCGTCCGGGTCGTGGTTAATAGCTATGTCAACAGGTCGCCCTGTTGCGAGTTCAATTCCGCAGGAAGCACCACCGCCGCCTGCAAAATTATCAATAATCAATTCATCAAGAAAATTTAATTGTCCTTTCATTCTATTTCCTCAAATTCTGTATTTTCGTTTACTTGCGCCGGAGCCTGTCCTTTTTCACCGCAAAAGCTGACCTGATTAGCAATCACTTTTACGCTTTTTCTGTTTTCGCCTGTATTTGCAACATAATTATCTGTTTGCAGTCTGCCCTCAATTGCAATCATTGAGCCTTTGTGGAAATACCTTTTCACAAACTCGGCAGTCTGCCGCCAAGCGGTACAATCTATAAAGTCACAAGCACGGTTGTCCTTAGAATAACCTCGGTCAACCGCAATTTGAAAGTTTATAAAAGACGTGCCCTCATTTGTAGCCATTAACTCAGGCTCATACGTGAGCCGCCCCATTAAAACAACACTATTTATCATCTTTGCTCCCCTTAGGTACTTCGATACACATTCCTTTTGAGCCTATTAAGCTCTTTAAAACACAATAATTAATCTCCTGCTTCGGATATCTCTTCATTGTGCCTTTTATCATTTCCGTAACTTGTTCAAGTGCAAAAAGAATAAAACTTGTTTCAACAGCCGAACTCGGTGTTATTGCTGATACAATATTATCAACTTCAAGCTGAGCAATTTTTAAGTAATTTTCCTTACTTTTCTTTCCGTCCGTCATTCCTTCCATAAGAAGTTGGCTTACTTTTTCAATTCTTTCCTCTGATGTCATAATATATCCTCTCCGCACGAATGCATTAAAATATCTTTTTTTACCTGTTCAATATCATATGTAGGCTTGCAACTCAGTCTGTTTGGGTCGAATGCCTGATACTCGTTTAGGTACTCGGCAAAGCGTGTACTAAAAAGCGTTGACGGCCGCAAGTATAAGCTCATTTTCGGGTCATTTCCCCAACTTTTGAATTTCTTATCAATTACCGTCTTGAAATCCTTAACCGTGTAGCCCTCATTCATTCTTGCCCTGATTAACTCTTTCATTTTTTTGCCGTTCGGCTTATAGTGCGCACCGATTTTATCGTTGAGATAATCAACAATAACCTTGATATCGTCGGTGCTCATATCCCCGGTGCTCTTGTCTGCCTGCTGCCATTCGACATCGGGCAAATCATATACCGCCTTTTCAACGACGGCTATCTTGCCCTCGCATTCGTATGTAATCTTAAGCTTATGCTTCGGCTTAGCCTTGTAAATTTCACAGTCCACAACCGCCCTCGTTAAATCGTCAAGCGTGACCTGCGACCAATCAGCCTTGCACGTATCAAAGCTTCCATTCGTACAGCTTTCGCAAATATCATTTGTAAAAACTTCCATATTTTTTCAACTCCTATTGATTTTTAATAAGAGTTGTGATAACATAGTGGTGTTAATTGGGTTATCACAACTCATTTAATGCCGTGCAGAATGTTGTCCCATTCTGCGTTTTCTGAGAAAATGTAACGGCACTTTCTTTCAAAGTCATTCCGCTTGCGGAGTGGCTTTTTCTTTTCCCTGATTCTAATAGCGATTAAACACACTGCGCAATACAATGCAAATGCAGCAAGCACAATCAACGGCAATTTATACATTTTTTCACGTCCTTTCCTTTTTACTTAAGCTTTGCAAACTCCTCAGGGTGATTTGAATAATATAGGCTCATTGATTTTTCAAGCCTTTTTCTGATATTTTCCCTCAGGCGCTTTTCTTCCTCGGCGGTCAGCTCTTCAAACGGCTTAACCGTGCCGTTTTCCATTATTACGCTGACTGTCGCCGTCAGTTCTTTTCTTTTTGCCAT